CTCTGAAATTTCTTTCTGTTTTTTTACTAGTTTAAAAGCGTAGGGTGTATTATAGGCGCCAGCACCACCTGAAGTAGACATTTCGTCTATATCTGCTTCATTCATTCTATATCGGCTGTAAATTTCGGGGTAGTTTTTTCTAAGATGAGTTCTGTACTGGTTAAATAAAATTAACACATTAGATGTAATTTTAGATATTACTTCGTCGTTTAAATTTGTATTTAGAATTTTGATTAGATCTTTTAACTCTTCAAACTTTTCAAATGTAGTGTCTAAAGCAGGGGCATCTTCTATTCCCCATGAAATAGCACCAGTTTTAGGATTTATATCGGTTACTGTGGATTTAATTCCATCTTTAACTTTAACATCACCTACTTTAATTTCTTTAAGTTTGGGTTTATGCATTATTTGCGATCTTTATTTCTTTAACCAATTCAAAATATTGTAGTAAATCAACTAAATGAGAATCATTGATTTTATCTGTTTTATTTAGTTCAACTAACATTTTAGATATTTCAAAGATTTTGATTTTTGTTACTTTATCTTTAATGTTTTTAGATTCTTCATTCAAGATTGATTTCAATTCAGAAATTTTGTTATTATAGAAATTTCTTAAACCTGGTGTTGAATCTATAGAGTTGATATATTCTTTAAGAATTTGTTTTTGGTCTGAGGAGAGGTTTTGGAATTTACTATTGAATTTTTCAAGTAGAATTTTATAGGTAAGGATTCTAAGATCTTTATCATAAGTTCTAAATTCGTTTAGTACATCTTCTTTTATTTCCTCTTCATTAACTGTTTGTTTAGTTAAATATTCTAGTAGAGTTACTTTATTTGAAATAAGTTGGTTGGGGTTAACATTATCTTTTAGATTGTACCCTTCAATTAAAGTATATAAAGCAGCTAGTTCTTTATAATTTTTAACTTTAGCACCAAAGAAAACATCTAAATCATAGTGTTTTTTAATCTCATTGATTAAATTATATTTTTGCTTTCTTAATGAGGTACGATTGAATTTTTGTGCCGCCTCTAAAATAACATTAATAGTGATAGTAGCAGCGCCTTCATTTAAAGTTTTAGACTTTAAAATACTTTCATATAGCTTGTACTCACGACCAAGTGAAGTTTTTATAAAATATTCCTTTAAAATGTCAATTGCTGGTGAATCCCCACCTTTTAAGGTGTCAGATGTAATTTGATGTACGAGTAATTCGAATAAAATACCAGTATTCTTATATTTTGAATGTTTGATTTTCATTAAAAGATATATTTATTTATAAATATGTAAAAATTATTGTCCCCTTAATTGAGATTCATCTAAGAGCGAAGAATCTTTTTTGTCTGATTCGAATATTAATTGTTTTTTATCCATGTTTTTGAACATTTCCATATTTTTCAACATAGTTAATTGAGCACTTTCTAAAGCTAATGCAGATCCTTTAGGTTTAGAATTTGGAGAATTACTATCATTTTTATCAGTGCCTTTCATTGTTTTAACTCCTAAACGATCTTTACCAAAATTATCATCTTGAGTATTTCGTTTAGTAATCGAATCTTTTGGGCGTCCTAGATCTTCGTCTGCATAACCATCAGGTACATTTGCAGGGTCGGATGATGTTCTTCCTTTACCATATAGCGAAGCTAAATCGTGAGGGGTACCATACGATTTACCACTTTCAACTGGGTCATTACCTTCGTTTTGGATTTGAGCTAGTCTAAAGTCACGTTTCGCATCTTCTCTCATTAAGTCTCTATACTCATCGTATTGATTTTCACTCAAATGGTAGATGTTATCATAAATCCATTCTGTAGGTAATAATTTATTTTCTTTAAGGGTTTGTGCTAACTCTGTTTTAGATTTCAACAATTCGATTTTTTCTTGTTCGAATATAATTGATGGAGTTTGCATTGAGATAGTGAAGTTAGTTAAAGCTTCATCTCTATACCCCTGAGAATATAAATGTACTAATGCTATTTTGTTTAATTCAGATACTAGGATTCTTTGTAATCTTTCAATTGTACGAGCAAAACGAATATCTTCAGCAGCTAATGTAGCTTTACCTTCTATGTTTTCATCATACCCTAAGAAAGCTTTTGGTATTTTTAATGCAGCAAATAATTTGTCTCTCAAATATTCTACATCCTGGATACCATCATATGATAAACCTGGGGTTGTATCTATTTTTGTTGTTGTGTCATTTCCACGAACTGGGATATAGAAGTCTTCCATCATGTTTTGCATGTTGTACTTCAAGTTGTAATCCCCAGTCTTTTGATCCATATGGGGAGTACGTTTCATTTTTGTCATAGTTTTTTGCATATGAGCATCTATCTCATTTGGTGGTATTGAACCAACATTTATGTAAAAAATACGTTTTTCAGGGGCACGTGCAATTCTATGGATAAGCATTGCATCTTCCATTAAGGTATATTGCTTAAATAGTTTACGAGCGGGTTCAATATATGAACGACCATAAGGAAGGTAATTAGTATCGGCAATTAAACGGAAATGAGCCATTTCGTAGTTGTCGAAAAAGATACCTTTTTGTGAATCTGGTTGGTTTGGNGTGTTGTACATCCCAGAGCTTGGGTTTACTAAACCATCAGGAGAATATCTAAATCTTACATCCGCAGGATTTTCTATATTAAATCCTTCTTGTCTTTCAATGTGATACGCAGTATAAGGAATTACATTATATACCCCATATTTTTCGGCTATTTCTAATTTTAAGAAAAAATCACCGTATTTACACATTTGACGGATCCAAGCCCACATATTAAATTCTATATTTAAAACATCATAATATAGATTGTATAAAATTTTCTGGATATCTTCGTTTGAAGAACGGATAGATAATACCTCACCCATATCATTTTTCAAAGTAGACTCATCCGCTATAATATCTAAAGCCGACGCTATAATGGCGTCTTGATCCATTACATCATATTCTGAGTATAATTGGGGGCGTAAATATTGGTAGTTAAAATTAAATTGAGCACCATATAAAGATGTAGGATTTGTAGAATAAATTCTACTAAACCTGTCTATTAAGGAGTTTGTTTCTAATTCTCCATTGGTTTGGATTTGATTACTATCCATTACCTTTACTTGATTTCCTCCGACGTTTCTGATGATTACATCAGTTGAAAATAGTCTTTTTAATCTAGGAAATAATCCTTTATCTGCCATATTGTGTATTTATTATTATAAATATTATTAGAGAAGCCAACTAATGTCTTCTTTACCATCCCCCATGTCAATACTATAGGGGTTATCATTACTACCAGGTGAATATCCTCCTTGATACTGTGATTTATTAACCTGCATGCTGTTTAATGCATTTTTGGTTAAGTCTAAACCATGTTGTCTATATTTTAGTGCTGTATCTCTTACATACATCGCTATACCAAAAGACATTACTAAATCATCGTTGTATCCACTTTGAGCTTCTGCTCTACCATTTTTCCAAATGAATACTTTCATTTCTTCCATCAACCTTTTAGATTGAATTGTTACTCCTTTATCTCCTATATATTCTTGAAATTTACCTATTATCATAGGTCTAGTTCTAGAAGAATTGGTAAAACCAGCTACCATTTTGGAGTGGTCTTGATATTTATCAAAATACGAATTAGCATTTGGGGAGTCACTCTTTTGTGAATAGTAAAGGTTAGGATAGTTTCTTTCAATCGCTACTTGTATAGTTGCCCAACCAATGTTTGCATTTTCTATAACAAGCATAGCTTCATTATATTCAGTAGCTAAACCTACTAGTAAATGTCCATATTCTTTAGTACCAATTTGTCCTTTATATTCAGCAACTTGAACATTGTTTTCTATGTCAATTACATGACATGCTGAAAAATCTTTTCCATCTCCACGGGCAACATCCGCTACAACCATATAGTCCCTACTATAGTCTGGAGATTCCCATACCCATAGATTTTGGTCTGCTCCTCTACGTTCTAAAGGATCTTTAATATAAGACTGTTCGTAATATTCTAAATATTCATTGTAAAATACAATATCCCCAGAAGTGCTAAAATCACAATCACATTCTTGAGCAGCTAGTCTAGGGTCTCCTAAAAGAGCATTCTGAGAATCTCTCCAAGTCTGATCACGTTCAGGGTGGACATACCAAGGAAGTTTTATAGGTAAAAATTGATTTTCACCTGATTCTGCTTTAACCCATGTTTGGTGAAACCAGTTACCTGTACCATAGGGTGTAGATAATACAATCGCACCACCACCCGTTGCTAAGGTTTGTTGTGCCGAAGCCCAAGTTTCTGCGATATTATCAATAAAAGCGGCTTCATCTATTATTAAGAGAGAAACAGCTTCTGATCGGGCAGCATCCGCGTTTGAAGATTTGGCTGCGATTTTAGATCCATTAGATAATCTTAAAGATAATTTATTATTTTCAACCGAATCTACTTTAAGCCATGAGGGTAAATTTTCCCACATGAATTGAACTTTTGTTACTAGATTTCGGGCTGTTGCTTGTGTGGTTGCTAAGGCTAGTATGTTTTTGTCCTTATGGAAAGTCATTAACCATAAAGAATAACCCGCGGCCAGAGTAGATATACCTAATTGCCGGGATTTTAGTATAGCACTATAATCATTATTTTGAAATAACGTTAGTACTTTTTCTTGGAATGGGTATAGGTTAAATTGTATGCGACCCCTTTGAGGGTGCTGTATATAACAGTATTTACGCATAAAATGTACCGGATCCTTAGCACATTTTAAATATTCTTGACGTATTACTCTTTTTAAATCAGACATATATTATTTTGCTAAAACTAGAACACCAAGCACAGCTATTAACCCCGCACCTGACATTAATTTTGTTTTTAGTTGTTGTTTTTTAAGATCAGCATTTAGCCTATCTGATAATTGTTTTGAAATCTTTGATTGGGTGTTTTTATTGTCTAATATATTAGAGAAATTTAATATTTGAGTGTTAAGATTAGATATGACACTATCTTTTAAAACTATTTTTTGTTTTAAGAGGGTGATTTTACTATCTTTAAGGAGTAGTTCTTCTCCAAACCCATCCCCCTTTATTAGATCCTTAATTACTAGACGTACTATCGGCTTTTGTAGTTGGATCGAGGTATTGTTTGTATCTTTCTGTGAAAAACCTTTTAAGCTCATCACCATTAAAAGAATCAACAGCATTAACTTTTTCATTTACCTTATATTT